AATAGCAGTTGTTCCACTACTTGTGTAAACTGTTGTTGCACCTGTTCCTATAGCACCTGCTTGTGTTATTGCCATTATCTAATCCTTTAAAATATCAATCCGTATACAATTGCTTTTGACTTACTTACTAGTTCATCTGATGTACTACCATCTACAAAAAATAATCCTGTTCCGCCTCCGGAAGCCGTACCAGCATATAAAATTGTTGCACCACTTATACTACTAGGAGCACTTGCATCTGTCAATACTAAATTACTGTCAGTTGTTATAGATCCAGTAATATCAATATTTCCTGTACCTGTAATATCTTGACTATTTAAATCAAGCCCTCCGCCTAGTTGCGGTGTTGTATCGTCAACTACATCACTTAGTCCAGAACCGCCACTACCAGTAAGTATGTTTACGTAACTGCTTCCACCGTCAGTACTAATTTGGAAAGTATCTGTTGTCTCATTAAAAACTAGTAGTGCATCATCAAGACTGCCTCTGTCTATTTCTATACCAGCATACTGTCCTGTTACACCTGAACCACTTTCACCTTGGTTATATGTAACAACTCTATCTGTGATTCTTGTGTTTGTAGTTTCTACACTATTTGTAGTACCTGTTACTGTTAAGTTTCCTGTAACCGTAAGTTCATTATCAATGGTCATTCCACCACTTGCTGATATTGTGTAGGCACCGCCAATTCTTTTAGTATGACTCATAATTGTATTATCCTGTTATGCATATTATTTATCAATTGGCTAAAGTCCGAAATATTCATAACTTCATAGTTATCATTTTTACGCCATAAATCAGGAACAAAGTTATCTAAAGGATTAACATGAATGTATCTTTTATTTTTAAAACTTTGCATAATACTATTAATTTGATCTACCCAGTTTCCAAAAAAGGTAGGATCATCATTTTTATCCCTATAGTGTTTAGTGCCTGCATAAATGTTATTAATTTTATTGTTTGTGCCTTTTAAATCCATTCCTATTAGATAAAAGTAATTTGCAGGAGTTTCACTTGCAATGCCTAATGCTGCAGGTCCACTGCTCATACCATGATAATTGTTTGGTATAATATGACAACCACTGTCTTTAATTTTGCTCTGTTGTCTAGTATAGTGTATATTTCTACTGCTGTAACCACTTGATTGTATTTCTTCGGAAATCCCTTTGTCAGTACTTACTAGTACACTAGGAGCAAATTCTTGATATAGTCTATTGCACCCATACACAGTACCTAAATCAAGTAAACTTTTACAGTCAACTTGTAATCTGGTTATTCCATTTCCTAGTATAAATGCTATATCTTTATTCATGTCATTAAAAAAGGTTACAGTCTATTATAACTGTAACCTTTATATTAGTCAAGAGCAAAAATTATGCTGTTACAACTTGGAATCTGCCTGGCTGATTTACATCACCAATAGCATATGTACCTGTATTAATTGCAACTGCACTAGTTTGATCATCTACCCATTGTACACGATCGCCTACTGCAACTTGTGAACCTGTGCCTAATGCACCAATTTCAATCCAGTTAGGACCAATACGACTTACAAAGTATGTGCCTGATACACTGTCTGTTGCTGTTAGCTGGCACTGACCTTCTGCTAGTGAGCCACTTGCTACTGCAGTTAGTGTACAAGTTTCTGTGCCGTCTGATGTTGTGCAACGGAAACGATGTGTACCTTTTTGGATAATAGTTGTTGTGACGTTAGCACTGCCACCAGTTACATATGCTTGCATTGTAATCTGTTGACCTGACTTTGAACTAAGTCCGATAACGCCTGTTTTTTCAGTACCGCCTACTGTTTCTCTTGTTCTTAGTGGTCTTCCCATTTGTTTTCTCCTTTTCGAGTTTAAGACGTTCTAGGTCTACGGGGTTGGTTTCCCCATAAGCATCTTAATTAATGCTAAGTATTTATTGAAATGGGACTCATTAAATTTTATCAGAACACAAAAAATATAGCAATTGTACGTAATCACAAGTGTGCTACTACCACTATGTTAAGTTATGTTGCACAAGTATTATGGATGGCAGATCCAAGTGAACAACAACATTATCAAAACTTTCAAAACATGCGACCCGGTGTATATAATAAGGCTAGACTTTTTGAAGAATACAAAGATCAATTGATGTCAGCTGATATACGGATTGCACTTTGGCGTGATCCTATTAATAAATTTGTAAGTGGATTTTATCATACGATGAGCAACCCAGCAAATAAAAATTTATGGATTAAAACACCTAGTCTATCTAACTTTCTTAAAGATTTCAATGTATATAAACAAAATCCAAATGTCCAAGACCACTGTGAATCTAATACTGCTAGACTAGGACCTGACCGCAATATCTATACTCATATTTTTAATTACAAAGAAGTACATAAAATTGCTGAACTTTTAAGTGTGCCAGCAGGTACCACACATCATCGTAAAGATAATACAATGAGAGCTGGTCCTAATGATATACAACGTTTGCGTATTAAACAAATTATGCTAGAAGATTATGCAAATGGTTGGTATTAAAGTCAAAAAAATAGCACCCGAAGGTGCTACTTTTACATTCTTTTATTTAGAACTTAGCGGCAATTTTAAATTGTAAAACTGAACCATCATCATCTGTTGATGCTTCACCACCGTTCTTATACTCGTAGTCTGTATAGTTTACATAACCAGTTAAACCAGGTGCAATAGCATGTTTAATTTCTACCATGTTTTGCTTTAGGTTTTCTTTTTCAGAACCAGATACATCTAACGCATCTTCTGATTCCATTGTTGAAACTGCAATAGTAGTTTCTGATGTAAGAGCATAACTTGCACCAGCACCTACTGTTTCAATGTCCTCATCAGCACCTTCTACAGTACTCATTGCACCAATAATTGCAATGTCACCAAATGATATTTTTGCACCAATGCTTTGTGACTCATTGTCGATTGCACCTGCTACTTCTTGCATACCTTTTGTATAACCAATCTTGATGTTTTCATGAGTGTAACTTGCACCGTACGCAGTTGAATCAGTTGTGCCTGTAACACCTGAATCCATATAACTTACACCAGCTTGTATTCCACCAAAACTTGGAGAAATATATGATACTTTGTCAAGATCGTCACCATATGTCTTTTCTCCTGCATTTGATTGAATTGAAGCATTGGTGTATGTGCCAGTTACTTCTTCATCCATGATGTCTTGCTCGCCAATACCAAAGTTATCTGTAACTGCATCGTTACCGCCTAGTATTAGTTTTCCTGCAGATCCTGAAATATAAATTGATGATTCGTCAATAGTTGCACTTGAATCTGCAACTGTTGTCATTTCAACAACCATACCATAATCTAAACCAGCGTCTGATTTATTAGAAAAAGTAAATTTAATCTCGTTGTCACTGTTTCCCATACTGTCACCTTTTTGTGAAGCAATTTGAGAATCAACGTCTTTATAATAGAACTCACTTGTGCCTGAAATGGCAAAATTTGGTCCTTTTTTGACTGCGGGCTCTTGTGCCAATGCAGTCGTACTTAGTAATGCTACTAAAGCACCACTTGCTAGTAGTTTTTTCATTATTATATCCTTGTTAAGTTGGGGGCTTTTCAAATCCTTAAATTTAGATTTTAATAATTGCGTTTCTTATAAACGCAACATTTTATTTATTAAAATTAAAGAAATTTTTGCAGAACGTGAAAGAATAAAAAACAGGGCCGAAGCCCTGTTTTGTATTGGTGTTCTCTAAGTTTGACTTATGAGAATGAAATGTTTGACATTGCAACTTCACCAACATAGTCACCAGCGTTACCTAGTGAACTTGCTGTGTTTGATAACTCAACATAACCATAACGTGTCATAAATGAAACTACTGGCTCAAATGTTGATGGATCTAACACTGTACCACTTGACATCAACGGTACATATGGACAGTAGAATGCTGCTGCATCTGTCTCTGATGAACCTTTGTATCCAACTAGTACTGCAGTTGAATCTGCTGCATATGAATCAACATACACACGCATTGCACCGTTTAATGTACCTACAAATTTTGTATTTGTTGGTGCTTCAAAAGTGCCTTCTGTTGTTCTAGCAAATGCTGAAGTTGAAGCTGACTGAAGAACTGTTAATGCCTCAGGACTTACAACTGCATAGTTACCAGCACCACGACGTGTACGCTGAGCAATCTTATTTGCTGTTCTGTTAATTAATACTGCAAGAGCTGCATGTTCGTCACCTACGTATGTAGCTGTACCACTTACTGCTGCTTGGTTGTATGTCTCTTCTGTTGCTGCTAATGAACGTAGTGAACCAAGAACTTCTTGATCGATTTCTGCAGTAATCTCTTGAGCTAATGCTGCCATGATTTCTGCTTCAACGTCAATACCGTGCATTGATTGTGCGTCTTGAGCTGCTTCAAAAGTCCAACGTGCTTGTAGCTTACGTGTCTTTGCTTCGACAGGTTGCTTCAAGATTTGGATTGAAAGTTGACTTCCGCCTGTTCCTTCTTTTGCTGCTGTAACATCAGCTTTACCAGTTGTGGTAGAACCTGAATATGCAGTTGCAATTTTGAATGGGCTTAATGCTTCGTCACCTGCTACAGTGTCTGTATCAAATGGTGCACTTGCTGATGAAGTAACACTATCTGCGTAACGAACACGTAGAGTGTGAATTTGTCCAACTGGACCTTGCATTGGTTGTACACCAACAATTTCGTTTGCAATAACTGTTGGCATAACACGTCTAATCACTGGAAGGATTACACGGTTTAATGTTGCTACGTTACCAGCGGCTGATGCACCTGATGTTGCTGCCTCTTGTAAGTAACGCTTTGTGTTTTCTAACACAACGCTCATGCTGTTACGGCGATTACCTTCTAAACCTTCAAGAAGTGCAGATTTGGTATCATCCCAACGGCTTTCTAATAGTACGTCTGACATTTAAGTCTCCTCTATAGTACTTTATTTCATCAAACCAGCAAGTTTACGGATATCAACAATATTATTATCTTCTTCCTTCACTTCTGTTGTTTGAGGTTTTGGTTGCTTATCTCCTGTTACTTCAGAACGGTTTTCTTTAATTATAGACTTTTTACTTTCTTTAATTACAGATTTTCCGTCTAAAACAGCCGGTAGATAACGATCGAAAGCAGTCTTCAACTTTGAAGTCTGTACGCTTTCTAGTAGGTCAGTCATTATGCCTGCCTTATCTTTGTTGAGTGGCTTCAATAGTTCGTTAAGTGTTTCTTTACGCTCAACGCTTTCTTGAATAATAGCAATTTCTTGCTCTTTACTCTCAACTATTTTTGATTTCTCTTCTAGACTCTCATTAATCTTAGCAATTTCGTCTGCTGACTTTTTAATTTCAGCTTCTAGTTGCTTAATTTTTTGATTTTCATTCAAGTGACTTGATGAGAATTCAGTAGCAAAAGTTTCGAATATTTTACGTCCGAAAGTATTTTCTTTTGCTATTTGGATATCTTCTTTAAGTTGATTCATTTCACCTTTTAGATAACCAGTCACTGCTTCGTTAACAGCCTTACTTGTATGCTTAACAAATCTTGATTTTAAATCATCAAACTTTGTACGGGCTTCTTTAACAAGTCTAACTTTAGTTTCAACAACGTCTTGACGATCTTTCTGGAAATCTTGGATCTCTTCAGCTAATTGAGCAGTTACAAATTCCTCTAGTTTATTTACTAGTGACTGTTGTGTTGCTCTTTCAGTTTTAAGTTCTTTGATTTCTTCGCTTAGTTGTTTAACTAAAAACTTATCAAATGTACCTGAAGTTTCTTGCATTTTTGCAACAAACTTAGCACGATCTTCTGAAATTGATTTACGCTCTTCAGCGATTTGTTCAAGTTCAGTAGTAAGACCTTCTGTGACCATTTTATCTAAGGCTTCAACCATTGTAGATTTATCATGCTCGTAGCGTTTTGCAAACTCCTCACGAAGTTCTGCAGTTACTTGTGTACGAGTCTCATTCAGTTTTGCTTCCCATTGTTCCGCAATTGCTGAACGAGTTTCTTCGTTAACAAGATCGCTATCAAGTAGTGGTTTAATAGCATCTAGCATCTGGATCTCCTAGATCTTTAAGTCCTGAATTAAACGAGCCATTTCGCTTTTCAGGTAGTTTTGTACTCGAGCGTCGCCACTTGCGTCGCGAGCCATCTCTAGTACTTTGTGTCCGTTACGCATGTTAAGTAGTCCTTCGTAAATCGCTACAGGGTATGCATTCGGTGCACTCGGTTGCGCCACGATATCTACCGTGACAATTTCAAAATCAGCAACTTGACCAGTGGATTCTGTTACGTTTCCACTACCTCTGCTACTAACTCCTAAATTTACTCCACCATCGATCATAGTTTTCACTAATGTACCCATTGGTGTTTCAAGAATCTTTAATTTACCATACCCATTAGGTCCATCCATCCACATACTTTCTATCATATGGCTTACTCGATCTAAGTTAATTTTGAGATCATCTGGATGGTCAACTTCGCCTAAAACGCTATTGCCTTTTTTAATTTGCTCGTTGATGGTAGTTACAGCATTTGTAATTTCCTTGACAGGGTAGACACGCTTGTTTGCGTTCTCTACCCCACCTTGGATACAAATACCTTTCATGTAGAGATCCTTGCCGCCACCTGGCTTTTCCATTGCTTCATAAACAACGTTTGCCTCTTTGGAGGTTAGGTTTTCTCTCAAGTATAACATGATTATGCTTTACTCATTGTTGCGCCTTTTGGATTAGCCGCATCTGTTTGTACTGTAGATTTTGGTGTTGCTCCACCTTTTTCTTCACCGCCTTGTGCTAAGTTCTTTGCAGAACCGCCCATGTCGTTTTTGCCAGCAACTGGACCTGCTGATCCATCACCTTGCTCTGCAGTAACTGGTGCCGGAGCTTTTTCGGTGTATTCACGAACCATTTCCTCAGTCTCTTCTTCTACTGATTCCATTTCTTCTTCGTCACCTTCTTCGTCACCTTCTTCGTCGCCTGCATCCATGTCCATATCCATGTCCATTTCTGCATCGCCGCCTTCTGCATCATCTCCGCCCATTAGTGCGTCGAATTCTGCTTTTAATTCTTCTAGTGCGTTTTCGATATCTACTACACGATCTTCAATCTCTTCATCGTCAGCATCTGCTTCCATAGATAGACCTTGTTCGTCTGCTTCAATATCGTCAATCATATCATCAGATTGATCACCGCCAATTTCAGCTTCGTCAAATCCTGATTCTTCTACTGCTTCTTCAGATTCTTCAACAGCTTCGTCTTCTGACTCTTCTACTGCTTCTGCATCTTCTTCGACTTCTGCAGTCTCTTCTACTTGCTCTTCATCTACGAGGCTCTCGTAAATGTCACGTGATTTTTCAACCACAATCTCATGGAACAAATCTTTTGCACCTTGCTCATCTTCTGCGATGAACAGTTCAATCAATTGTTCAAATTTATTGTTATCTGACATTCGTCACTCCTATTATACTTTTTATCTGTGAATAGGTAATTATTCACAAGGCATTTGTAGTTTTATTTAGTTTTTATTTGGGAAGTGTAATAAAATGCGTACTTTTTGGTTCAAAAAGTCTGCTAATTAAAATTTATGCTATTCTGCCGCTGGTGCAGGAGCAAATTGACGTCTAATATCTTTAAGTGATTCCTGATATTCAGTAGCTTTTAAGTCTGCTAATTTACGTAATTTACTTAATTGTTCAAAAGTTAGACGTGTTTTTCGTGTGTCACTTAGACGTAATGCAGTATTATCCTGATACGGTTTTTCAATTGTTTCTACAGATTTTTCTGTACTCATTAGTTCCATTAACAACATAATACTATTTATTCCGTTTCTGGAGTAGTTGAGCCTACTGGACTTTCAGTGCCTGTTGCGTCGGCTTCTCCGGCGCCACCTTCTTCGCCACCGCCCTCTGTTTCTGTTTGATCATCAACAGGAGT